TAATGGCTGCGGAGCAGACAAAGAGGGAGGGAAAATTTTTAATACTTTTTTCTATCCTGAACTTCAATCGAAGCACGTCCGCCCGCTTGCTACTAACACATTGATACAAACACCAAACTACCGGGCGCAGCATCCGATAACGAAGATTGAGTTATGATTGGCGATAAAATTAAAGACAGCATTGAATTATTGGTCACACTTAATAAATACAGCATGAATAAAAGAATACTACTTATCGGATCAGAAGGAAACATAGGTTCTAAACTTGCACCATACCTGCGTGAATGCGGACATGAAGTTTACAGGTGCGACCAGATACAGAACCACGCAGATGATTATAGCGTTGTGAATATTTTGCAGCCTATTGACCTGCTACGGGTATTTGAGGAATTTGAGCCGGAAGTAGTGTATTTACTTGCTGCAATGGTTTCACGTGTAACATGCGAAGATTCACCGGGTCTGACAATCGACACCAACCTGAACGGATTGAATAATGTAATTCAGCTATGTAAGAACTTTGATAGCAGGCTGGTTTACTTCAGCACTTCGGAAGTTTATGGTAATATCGGCGGCAAGCTTCATGAAGATCGCGAATGCAAACCAAATAACATATACGGCCTGACAAAGTACATGGGTGAGATGCTGGTGCAGTACTTTTTAACGGATGCAATCATTGTCCGGCCTTTCATGTTTTACGATGAAGGTGAAACCAGGGGCGACCACCGGAGCGCAATGATACGGTTCTGTTACCACCTTTCGCGATTTGAGAAGATAACAGTACACAAGGGATCACAGCGTAGCTGGATGCACATAAGCGATGCCGTGAAGGTATTGGAAAGGCTTTTATATGTTCACAGTGGCGAAAATATTATTGTGAATATCGGAAGTGAGGATCTTATCAAAACAGAAGAACTAGCCGCGATGATATGCAATAAGCTCGGAGTGAAGTATGAAGATTACGTTATTGAAGAACCGCTTCCGGGAAAGATGACATTAGACAAACAACCAGACACCTCACGGCAGTATAAACTTACAGGTGTACTGCCATCGGTGGACCTGCAAAGCGGCATAGACAGAGTATTAACAAAGCTTCGCAATGCCTGATATAAATACTGAATATCGCAAACGGTTCCTACAGCGCCAGCTTTTCTTTGAGCAGCGCTACCGGGATATCTTTGACCGCATAGCGGATCAGTTCTCGCGCCTTGCAGCGGATCCTAATGCACGGTTCACAAAAGCTTTCCGCTTCCCGCCAGTACTGGTAAGAAAGATGGATGGCATAATAACGGATATGCATGGTGAGGTGCTAGCAGTGACGGAAGATGAGATAGCCCGCATGTGGGACCTGAGCAACCAGAAAAATGACCGCCTGGTAGCTGAGTACCTTCGCACGATGAGCGATATCAAAGCATCACAGAGCGCAGCATATTATATGTCGAACACCCCGGCATTAAAAGCATTCCTATCAGCCAAGCATGGCACAGATACACTCAGTGAGATGGTATGGAAGGTAGCAGGACAGTTCAGGGCAGAGATGGAAGTTCACCTGGGGCTGGGTATTGTAAATGGTGACAGTGCGCAAAAGATAAGCCAGAGAATAAGACAATACCTGCAGAACCCGGATGCACTATTCAGAAGAGTGCGCGATGCATCCGGTAAGCTGGTCCCCTCGCAGCGCATGAGAGACTATCATCCGGGACAGGGAGTATACCGAAGCGCTTATAAAAACGCAATGAGGGTGGCACGGAGCGAAACGAATATGGCATACCACAGCGCAGACAACATGCGCTGGAACCAGATTGATTTTGTAAAAGGTATCAAGATATCCCTTAGCGCAAGTCATCCACATTACAACTTCTTGGAGATATGTGAAGAGCTGGCAGGGGTTTATCCGAAAGACTTCCAATGGACCAATTGGCACCCCAATTGCTTATGCCATGCCACTCCCATACTAACCAGCCACACTAATTTCAGAGAATACCTCAAGACAGGACAAAGAGAAGTTAATAACTACGTGACCGAGTACCCGGAGAGCTTCAAGGGATACATAAAAAACAATTACGAAAGGCTCAACAACTACAAGTCCGTGCCCTATTGGATGCAAAATAACATGGAAATTATTGGAAAATACGTAAATGTTTAGTATCTTAGCTCTATGAAACGATTAATACCCATATTTTTATTCTTGTTATTTTTGACTAATTGCGAGAAAGAAAGGAGGACATGCTGGGATTGCACAACAATTACAATATTTGATTATTTATACAATCCTGCCTTGGATTCATACGATGTCGAAAAGATAGTTATATGTGATCACACAGAGTCAGAGATCCGCGAATATGAGGACATCAACACCTTCAATAGTAAATACCGTGACGGGATAGAAGCATATCACTACGACCTAAAGAGCACTTGCTACTGCATAAAATAATACCAGATATCGGTTGCCGGTAAACATGCCAGGACAAAGGAACCGGATAGCCTCTCATTACTGAGGGGCTATTTTCACTGTCCGAAATACTGTTATTTGTCAGTAAAACGCTGTTAACTGTTCATAAATTATTAACATATGGTTTAGTCACACACCTTTCAATGCGGTAATTTTGTATTAAACATTGCAACAGAAGCTGCAGAAAAGCAGTTTAATTGCTAATAAGGGGTAAACAACTAAACCTTAATATTTTTATGAAAGAAAAAATTTTATCATTCCTGAAAACCAAACTCAATGGGGTACAGGAAAATTATTTATCCGGGATTGCAGACCACTACGCAAAAACCGTGACAGAAGAATCACAGATCGAGACAACGCTGACAGACGGGGTCATTGATCTTCTAAAGCTCAACGCTGCTTATTTTCAGACAGAAGGAGACCGCAGGGCAACAGAAGCAGCAGACACAGCACTTAAGAATTTCCGGAAGAAACACGGACTTGACGAAAACGGTAAGCCTATAAACACAGGTGACCCGAAAAAGAAAGACAAGGACGACAAACCAGACCCCGATGAGCCTGCATGGTTCAAAGCATATCGTGAAGCGAAAGATGCTGAGATAGCAGAGCTCAAGAACGCATTTGAACAACAGAAGAAGGAAAAGGCTTTGAGTGCGCTGATCGATAAAGTCAAGACGCATGATAAGCTAAAAGGGATTCCGGCTTCATTTCTCAAAGGACGTAATCTGGTCCCAGGATCGGAGGACGAAATCGATCAACTGGCTGCATCCATAGAAGCTGACTATTCAGCCTTTAAACAGGAGATGGCAGAACAGGGGGTACATATCTCAGTACCGCCAGCGGGCGGCAGCGGCATTAAGGAAGGTGCTGCACTCGGCAAAGCGATTGCCGAAAAGAAAAACACCAACACGTCTGATGGTGTGAAAGGTAAGACGATATAACTAACTAAAAGAAAAAATTAAATGAACATAACAAAAACATCCATACCGGGAAGAAACGTCGTATGGGAGTCAATCCTTGACGAGGTTCCCGGAGGTGTGTCAGTCGATGTTACCAGGCTGGACTATACAGCCGACGGTAAAGAATACCTCCCGGCAGGCACACCAGTGTATGTTGACCTATCGACCAGGGTAGCTGAAGTATGTAAGTCAGCCTCTGCAGCAGCATCGGGGACCGCTACAACAGTAATACTACCTAAACAGCACCACTTTAAGGTCGGAGACTCAATAACAGACTTTGCATATTGCTGTATCATCTCAGATATCACAGAAGGTGATGATACGGATACTCTCACAGTCCCCTCAGGACTTATAACAGCTTCGGGCACCGTATACGGAGAAGCAGCCTCGGCTGCAACCGGTGCTTATGCCTCATCCCTGAGATATACCCCTAATGGTATGCTCAAAGACAAGATACGCATAGCAGAAGGCAATGCCGATGGCGCTGTTGTCAAGATAGGTTCAGCTCGTGAAGATGCTCTCACCTTCCCGATACCTGACACTTATCAGATAGCTCTTCGTGGAGGAAGCTCCGGGACAGGAACCAGTTTAATAACCTTAGTTTAACCTTATAGCAATATGAAAACACCAATTATAGAAGGCGTAACCCAGGCAGGACTGGAATCTTATCTCGCAGCACGGCAGTATGACGAATTATACTGGCCAACATTATTTCCTCTCAAGAACGTCGATCTACTCGACGGGAAAACACTCATCGGTGCCGTCGGCAGCCGCGTAGCAGCTCACGTTATCTCGTATAACGCCAAAGCACCGGAAGCCGGAAGAAAAACACTCACCACAAGACATTTTGATATCCCGAAAATAGCACAGTCAAGGCGCAAAGAAGAAAAGGAGATCCTCGAACACAGGATCACCAGAAGCATCAGAGGCAATGACGCAGTTATTGAAGATTATTTTAATGATATCGACTTCGTTTATGACAGTTGCATGGCACGTCTGGAATGGATGGCTCTTACAGCCCTCTCGACAGGATACCTGCAGTTATCAACAACTAACAATCCGCAGGGTATCATCAACGAAACAACCATTGACTTCGGACTACCGTCAGATAACAAGAAATGCGTCTCAGTTGTATGGAGCTCCACTACTGCCGCCAATGGCACAATGGTACCGATAACTGATTTCCTTGCCGTTGTAAAAGCAGGACGTGCTGCAGGAATTAAATTCAGCAGGATATTGATGACAACCGATACCTTTGACCTGATGTGTACTGCAACCGGCTTCACGAAGTATTTTGCAAATACACAGCTAAGCTCTGTCACCACAGCACTCACATTGGAGAATATCAACCAGGTGCTGACAGCTTACCGTATACCTCCGATAACACTTATTGATACTTATGTTGGTATCGAGGACAAGGCAGGTG